CAATCTATAAAAAGATCTGCTTTGTGTTTATTATTTAAACTTTCAATACCCTCATAATTTAATTTTATATCATTAATATCTTCTGAAATATATTTAACACCTCTTGGAATACAATAATTATTTTTTAACCATAAACCAAACTTTGTTGCATCAAAATGATAAGCTACGTCTCTTTGAAAATTAAAACCTTCTAATGAGTTATCTTGATTTTTAAATAATCTTTTATTGTTAACTAAACTCATGCCAGGAAATAAAGAGTCTGCATAATCTGTAATAGGTAATTTTTTATAAAAACTAGCTAGATACCAATCGTTTAACAAATGATTATTACCTTCTAAATTTGGAACACCAAAAGGGTAATGAAAATGACCATAATCTTTTTTATAAAAATCTTCGAAACGAATACTTAATTTATAACTTGCATCGCAATCTTTCATAAAACTTTCATCAATATCTAATAGATGCATCCATCCTTTTATATGACCTAACGTGCTTTCACCGACACCTACTGTTGGAGTTGTTGGTGATTCTATTAGTGTAATATTTTTATCTGGAAATTGATGTATTAAAGTTGCTGCTGTCATCCATCCAGCAGAACCTCCTCCGACTATTGTTATATTTTTTATTTCCATATCGCATTAAAAGATATTACAATCTTTTCATCTGTTTCTTGTGATTCTGTACTATGTAGAGTGTTACTTTTAAATAAAAGTAAACGCCCTGTTTTACATTCAAATTTACAATAATCATAATGTAATTTATTTTCTATTTCTGTGCTTGGAAAAAGATCACTAAATAATTCTTTATTATGAAATGTAATTTCATTACCATCACCTTTTACATAAAAAGCTCCACTAATTAAACTACCTTTGTGTATATGAGGAAACAAAGAATCTCCTGGTTTTGAAACGTTATGCCACATGTTTAATATTTCTATTGTATTGAATTTAACAAACCCTAATTGTTTTGCAAAAAATTTAATATTAGAAATTAAAAATTCTTTAAAATCATTAAAAAAAGAATCATTAATTAAATTATATTCAGTCCAAGAAGAATCTACATTCATGTAATTATTTCTTTCAGTTTTTAAATTATTTTGTTTTAAATGCTTTTCATACTCATTAAGTTTATTTTTATCATAACCATCTTTGATTAAGATTGGTGTTGGAAATGCAGTTACTATCTCCATGGATTACCTTGTGCCCAACAAACTAATGAATACCTTGTGCCATCTACAACAGGTTTAACTCTGTGATAAACAAAACCAGGAAACACAACTATGGATCCTTTAGGTTTTATTTCTTTACATATAAGAGGAGAGGACCCGTCTCTAAAATCAAATTCTAATTCTCCTCCAATATAATCTTTAGGATCACTGATATTAATTACAGCAGATAGTTTTCTAACTTTACCACGATTATTAGCTCTTTTACCCATATCGCAATGCCAATCATAATATTGACCTGGTTTATAAATAGTAAATTGAACAGCTTCTGTTTGATCCCATTGGTAATTCCAATTAGCCCCTGCATTTGCATCATGTAGATAAGAGTGTATTTGTCTATAAATCCATTTATCTTTTAACCACACTAAATTAGATTGACGTATGTAATTTGATATATTTTTGTTTTCATCTGATGTTATAGCTTTTTCTTCTTTTTGAGAAAGAGCATAGTCAATTACTGTATTACAAAATCTATCTCCTAACGCTCCAGGATAATAATAATAATAATTTTCTAATAACATTTAAACACCTAATTCTAACCAACCAGTCAAAATATATTTGTCTCGATCTAACGGTGGGTTTCCTCTATGACAATGTGTAAATCCTGCAGGCCAAATAACCATGGTACCTTCTACTGCTGGCACTCTTTTTTTAACGTATAAAAATTCAGTTTCTCCACCTTCTTGAATAGTATTTAAGAAAACAGTAAATGCAACTATTCTGTCTCTACATATTTTATCTCCATGTTCACAATGCCAAACATGATAACCCTCTCCCGGTGATGTTTTTTGAATTTTAAAATCATAAATAGCATGTTTACCAAAATCATTTAATATAGAATATTTTTGCATATAACGTTTGTAGTTTTCCATTAACTTTTGAAGTATAGGATTAATAATATATCTAGCGTCTACTTCTTTTATATCTGGTCCATCATGTTGAAGTTTTAAAACTCCAACTGCTTTATCTTTCTTTATGTGAGACTCTTCTGTTCTACTCCAAGCAATACCTAACTCATCTAATTTATTAAAGTAATCAATATACTTTTTACATTCATCAGATGTAAAAGTTTCTGGAAACGTGCCGATAAAATCCTCTATAATCATTCTAGAGAAACTATATCACAAATTTAATTAATTCCAATTACTATTTTTTTCTTGAGTTAAAACGTCCATAATAGACCAAACACCTGAAGTATTTGCTACGCCTGATACTGCTTTTTCTTTAACAATAACTTTACCACTTCCACCGTTTCCACCAGCTGGAAATCTTACCATAGTTGAGTGACCGCCGGTTGCACCGCCTCCGCCTCCGCCTGTATTTGCAGATGCGCTTGATGCGTCAGATCCACCATTTCCTGATGAACCATTTCCACCACCATTTACTCCTGATCCAGCACTTCCAATTCCTGTGCCGCCACCGCCACCACCTGCAAATGTAGTAGGTGAAGGTGAACTTGTTGGTGAACCTGTTGTTGTAGATTTTCCAGCTCCTCCAGATCCTCCTGTAGAACCTGATGAATT